ATGGCAGCCGCAGGGTTTAAAATTATGACAAACCGAACCGGCCAGGCTGCGCGAAGCGTAAAGTTTAAATCGGGCGAAGTAGTTGATTTTAAAGCCCAGCCCTATCAGTTGTTAAACCTTAGACAAAAGGACGCCGCGGGCTCTATTTGGGATCATGCTGGCGCTAAAACACGTGGCGCGTTTGTACGCAACTTAGAGGTAGGCGGTTCGTTTAATCCACGTGCTAGCGAACCTGCCGTAGATATTGCTAGGCCGGCTGTTGAAGCCGTCGTGCTAGATATTGTTGCCGTAGTAATGGCTATGACTAACCGTAAATTAGAGGTTAATTATGGCAATTAACATACCGATTATTACGTCGTTTAACGGCAAGGGTGCCGAAGCGGCAATTAAAGAATTTCAAAATTTAACTAAAGCGTCGGATAAAGCGGCGTTTGCCATAAACAAAATGGCTGTACCTGCCGCTATTGCGTTTGGTGCCATTGTTACAGGCGGTTACAAGGCAGCCCAGGCGGCAAGCGACTTTAACGAAACGGTCAGTAAATCGGGCATTATTTTTGGTGAAGCGTCAACAGAAATTAAAAAGTTTGCCGACACGGCAGCCGCCAGTTTAGGTTTATCAAAACAAGCCGCATTAGACGCCGCTGCAACTATGGGCACGTTTGGTAAATCTGCAGGTTTGGCCGGCACGGACTTATCAAACTTTTCTATAGAAATGGTCAAACTGTCGGGCGACCTAGCAAGTTTTCACAATGCAAACCCCGCCGACGTAGCCCTAGCGTTAGGCGCTGCCCTACGTGGCGAAGCGGAACCTATACGTAAATTTGGCGTACTTTTAAACGACGCAGCCGTAAAAGCCCAGGCTATGAAAATGGGCCTGTACGACGGTACGGGTGCATTAAGCGCACAAGCAAAAGTATTGGCAACGCAAAAACTCATATTGGAACAGACAAGCGACGCCCAAGGCGATTTTGCGCGCACGTCCGAGGGCGCAGCCAATCAACAACGCATATTAAAAGCCCAAGTAGACAACGCAAAAGTAGCAATAGGGCAAGCGTTTCTACCAATACTTGAAGCCGTCCTACCAGTCTTAGTTAATTTTGCTACAGCCATTGGCAACAATACGGGTGAATTTGTGGCGTTTGTTGCAGTCATTGGCACTATTTCGGGTGCAATCGTTTTGGCTAAAGCCGCCATGATGTTGTGGAAAGCGGCAAGCATTATTACTACAGCCGTCAACTATGCCCTGGCAACGTCATTTACCGCGGTACAAGTTTCAACTGGTATAGGAATTATTGCTGTAGTGGCCGGCGTAGCAGCGTTTGCTGCATACACAAAAAAGATGAACGCAGCGCGGAAAGAAAGCGATTTGTTAAACCAGCAAACACTTATTACCGCGGGCACCATTAGCGCCACAGGGGCGGCTATTGGCGCTTTAGGTATCATAGGGCCGCAATTAAACAACGAACAATTAAAACAGGCTTACGCAGATTTTGAAAAGGCTAAAGACGGCGCTAACAAGTTTGGCGGCGGCGTTGATCTAGTAGCCGAAAAGTTAAAGAAAATGAAAGAAGCAATAAAAGAAGCGTCGGCGGCCTTGGTTGACGATATGCAAAAAGCGTTAGACAACGCTAAAGACGCATTAAAAGTAGCACAAGACGCGTTTAGCGAATTTGGCGAAAAAGTATCCAACAGCCTTTTAGAAGCGTTTAATTTTAAAGACGCTAAAGACGCAGGCAAAGACACGGGTAAAGGATTTCTAGCGGGTTTACGCGATCAAGTAGCGGGAATAAATAAATACGGTTCCGACGTTGAAACGTTGCTACGTATGAATTTGTCGGAAGCCGCTTTAGCAGAAGTTTTAAAGGCGGGTAACGTTAGTGGCGCTGCTATTGCTGCCGAACTTATTAAAGGCGGTCAATCCGCTATAGACGAAACTAACGCGCTTGTAGCGTCGGCCCAGGCTATGGCAGACCGAATAGGTCAACTAGCGGCAACACAATTTTATAGCGCGGGTGTATCTAACGCGCAACAATACTTAGCAGGCGTTGAAGCCGCTATGGCAGTTGCTAACGCAAAACTGGCGGGCAAGGGCTTAAAGTTGGCCGACGTTAAAGGCATTTCGGCAGGATTTAACGACGCAATTAGCGCCCCAGTTGCCGCGCCTATTAGTCGCCCTGATACTAATTTTGGTGGGCCAGGCGGCGGCGGCAATACTTACAACATAAGCGTAAGCGGAGTTATGTCAAATGCCCAAACAGGCGAGGAAATCGTAAACAATATTAGGGCATATAACAGGGCTGCAGGCCCCGCAAATATTGCGATTGCATAATGGCTACGTCAGTAATTGAAAGCGGTAACTACGAACTGTTCATAGACACGGGTTTTAAATTAGACGCTTTCACCCTAGATAACGCGACGCGGGGCGTTTTAAACGGTACCGAATACGTGTTAGACGGCACAACAGAATTTGCGGCCATGCTTGAATACTCTACAAATATAAACGTTAAACGTGGCCGGCGTGACATTGGCGACCAATTTAGCGCGGGTACTATGTCGTTTGATTTAAACGACACCCTGGCAGGCGGAACTTTAAACCCGTTGTATACGTCTAGTCCATACGTAGACCCCCAAGGCGTGTTTACCCTGGCACCATTACGTCGCGTATCGTTCGGCAGATACAACAGCCTTAATACGTTTGTAACATTATTTGTAGGTCAAATAGTGTCGTATGACTACAACTACGAATTAGGCGGCCAAAACACCGTAACGGTATATTGCGCCGACGATTTCTATTTACTAGCCCAAACGGCTTTAGCCGAATACAACGTAACCGAGCAACTATCTAGCGCCCGCCTATCGGCTGTATTAGACCTGCCCGAAGTTGCTTATCCCGCGCTAACACGCGACATTGAAACAGGTACTCAAACGTTAGGCGGTAGCGCAGCCTATACCGTTGACGAGGGTACCAACGTAAAAGCGTACATAGATCAAATACAGCAAGCCGAACAAGGCCGTATTTTTATGTCACGTACAGGCGATTTAACCAGTCAACCTAGGGTAGGCAATACCCTTTCGGGCAGCGTCGCAGACTTTCACGACGACGGAACCAATATTCCGTACAACTCTTTAGGCATTATTTACAACGCCGATCTAATAGTAAACAGGGCCAGTATTCAACACTTAGGCGCTACAAGCCCTCAGGTAGCCGACGACTTAGCAAGCCAAGTTAAGTACCTAATTCAAAATACAAGCATTACTAACAGCCTGTTACATAATGACGCAAGCGCGTTAACCCTGGCAACTTACCTATTAGAGGGCGAACCTATTGCCACGTTTAACGCCGTGCAAACCGATTATTTAATGCTTACAACACCCCAGCGCGAAACCTTGGCGCTAGTTGACATTGGCGACACCATAACAATTACCAACACAATTACAGGCGGCGAAGTAGCCCAGGAACTATCGGTAGAGGGCATAGAAATACAAGTAAACGTAAACAATGGGCACCGCGTTACGTTCTACACGGCTAACACGGTCATTGTGTATCAGTTCATTTTGAACGACCCAATTTACGGTAAGTTAGGGATACAAGACCCGCAACCAGTTTTAGCGTAAAGTAGGACATATGGCAAACGAACAAACAAGCGTACCGCTTTTTGCAGCGTCGGAAGTTTTGACCGCCGCCAATATGAATATTTCGGCGGGTACGGGGGTACCTGTCTTTAGCAATTCAACGACGCGCGACGCGGGTTTCGGTGGGGCAAATGAAAAGGTACTAGCCGAGGGCCAATTATGTTATTTGTCGTCAACAAACGTAGTCCAATATTACGACGGCGCGGCCTGGGCTACTGTCGGGCCTACAACAAGCAAGGTTGCACAAGTTGTAACGGCGCGCACGGCAACAAGTGTTGATAGTTCTACTAATGTTTTTGCCGATACTGGTCTAAGTGTTACCATTACGCCGACACTAAACACCAGCACTATTTTAGTTATGGTGAACCAAGGCGGCATACAGAAAAGTAATGCAAATACTGGTACTGGCATAACTCTTAATCTTTTGCGAGGCGTAACTAGTTTAATACAATGGGCGGCCTACATTTCTTATACAGGCACGGCCGTTGCCAATTTTGTTGGTTCTGCAAGCATGGATTATTTAGACAGTCCAGCAACAACAGCCGCTACAACATATAAAACACAATTTTATAGCACTACAAACACGGCAACGGCTACCGTTCAGTCGCAGAGTACCGTTAGCAGTATTACGGCAATAGAGTTGCTGGCATGATTAACTACGTCGCGGTATTAGAAACAAATTACGCTACCGAAAAGTGGGTTATTAGTGGCAACGATTATGCCACGCTTCAATGGTTTAGTGAAACGACAAAACCGACACAAGGCGAACTAGATGCACAATGGCCCGCAGTCAATTACAACAACCAAGTAGCCGCCGTAGAAACGACACGCCGCCAACAATACGAAACGCAGTCCGACGGCATATATTTTGCTTGGCAACGCGGCGACGCTACAGAGGTTGCATGGCGTGAAGCCGTAGCAAAGGTAAAAAGTGAAAACCCGTACCCGCCTAACCCTGTTGGCTAGTTTCGTATTCACGCTTGCTTTAACCGCTTGCGAAACAACACGAACAAACGCACCAATAAAAGTAAAAAACAGCGCGCTAACACGTTGCAGCACAATTACACAATGCGAAAGGGTATCTAATGGCTAAGGAAAAGGCCGAAATAGAGTTGCTTCATGCGCGCATGATTGTATTTGTCGGTTGCACTATTGCCGTAACGTTTGCGCTAACCGTTTTGGGTTTTATTTACGGTTTGCTATTTGTTACCCAGCCGCTAGAGCAATCACCAAACGACGCCCAATTTATTGACTTGTTATCTACTCTTACTGTTTTTATGACTGGCACGTTAAGCGGCCTAGTTGCAGCCAACGGCCTTAAACGCAAACCTGCAGAGCCGACTAGTGGCACCCCAACCCCATAAACCCGTAGTAGTACCAGCCGTAAAAAAACTGGTATTACCTGCCACGTTGGGGCACGTTACGCCAGGTGAACTACCCGCTAATATGCTTGTAGATATAAAGCCGTACGGCAAGTTGCACCCTCGCGCCGCTAACGCTTACAACGCAATACGCGAAGCCGCGTTTACTGCAGGTATAAAACAATTTAAACCAATATCGGCCGGCGATACCTACAGATCATTAGCGCAACAAACCGCAGGGTTTCTACAGCGCTACACATTGCAACCAATAGAAGGCGCGTCTACCCGAACTTGGCAAGGCCGCAAATATTACCTACGGCCAGGCAACGCCCCATTAGCAGCGCCAGGCAGTAGCCGCCATAACTTGGGTTTAGCCGTTGACTACGCAAACATGGAAGGCGAAACGTGGGCGTTTATGTGCGATCAAGGCCCGTTGTTTGGCTGGTCATTAGAAGTCATGCCGGCCGAGCCGTGGCATTGGTTTTACTATCCTGGCGACAAAACCCCTGAACCTGTAAGCCTGTACCTACAGGGGTTGCGGCCAGTATCACCACCTAGCGCGTAAGCGTCTACTACGGTTTTAAGACCGACGAAAAAAGGGGTATTGCATGAACTTCCTAATAGCCAAAATCTTTACGGCTGTAACTATAAGCCTGTCAGGGTTAGCGTTCGCCTACGACGCTTACAACGCGCCTAGCGCCCTGCCTGTAACGCCCCCCGTTACGGTCAGTTTGGCGCCCGTACTTTCAGTAACAACTACAACGGTCAAACCGTTAACAGACTGCCAATATGCGTTACAACTAGCCCGCCAGGCTGGTTGGCCTTTAACCGAAATGGGTACCGTAGCGCGCATTTTGTACCGCGAAAGCGCGTGTAAGGCAAAAGCGTTTAATAAATTTGATACCCAAGGCGGCTCGTATGGGTATTATCAAATTAACGGCTACTGGTGCCGGCCTAACAAGTATTGGCCTATAGGTTGGCTGCAGGCAAAAGGCTTAGTAACAACGTGTACCGATCTATTTGACCCCGTAGTAAACACAAACTCCGCATTAGCCATATGGCATAATTCGGGGTACGGCCCTTGGGCGTTGCCTAACCCATGACCGATTACCCAATACCCGACCCAGGCCTAACAGAAAGAACCCGACAAATGTATACAGAAAAGTACGCAGAAACTTTTAAAAATTTTGTGGACGAAGTGTTTAGACCAAACTACGTACCAGCACCTAAGCCCGTAGATCACTCAATTTTATTAGACGAACTAGCAATATTGCGCGAAAAGTATTTGGCCGGCACCCCAAGCGACGAACACAAATTCGCTGGCGCTGTAATTACCGCTGCTATGGCCGTAATTATCGGCATATGAACGACACGTACGAACGGCTTTACACCGAACAGCAACTAGCCGACGCAATAAGTTACGGCACATTAGACCAAGAGCGCGTATTAGAAAGCGGTATTAACGCAACTAGTAGGCACCAATTTACGCCAGGGCTACAAAAATACATAGACGGCGCGTTAGGCGAAATAGTGTTCGCCGAACATTTTAATTTACCGTTTAACCGTATTGACTGGGTTATAGGCGACGTAGGCATATACCAAATAAAATCAACACGCTGCCCTAACGCCGAAATAAATCTAATAGTTCCACGTAACCAAGCCATGACCTATAAAGCCAGCCCGTTTGTGTTAGTCCAGTTATTTGATTGCCACTACAAAATTAGGGGCTGGACATGGGGGCACCAAATACCCACTAAAACCCATTGGCTACAAGACAACGCCGACACAAGCGGCGGCGCCTATTGGGTTACAACGGAG